TTGTACCGGCGGTAGCTGGGGGACTAGCTGCCTCTGTGATGAGTGTGGGTGCGGACCTATCAAGCGAGAAGACTGGAAGCACCACATTGAATAATTGTGTAGAGCCTAACTTCTTTTCTGTATTACAACAACTGGTGGAGACTGCTGGATGGATGCTAACCTTAGTCATATTGGTTCCAATGGTGTTAGGCTGGATGTTACCAGGGCCGTTGGAAAGGAAGAAAAAGAAGAAGTAAGCTTAGTAGAAGTTTCCTGGCTGGATTCTTACACGGCTTCGGGCTGGGAAGAATACAATCCAGAGAACACCCTTACTAAAACGTATGGTCTTTTGGTAGACAAGAACGATACGTGGGTTACGCTTGCAATGACAAAAGAAGACGGCTACTGGGGAAACCTATGGTACATCCCCTCTCAAAACGTGCGCAACATAAAGACAATACATACATCTAATGGGGTTGCGGATGGAACGTAAACTTAAAGGCTGCAACTCAACGCACCAATCGGTGCATAGGTAAAAGCATAGGGCGACCTAGAAAGGCGTTCACACAAGAATATACACCTGAACATTCGTAGCCAAGGCCCCTAACGGGGCCTTTTTTTATAGAGCTCTTTGCGTGACTGCTCTAATACTATTGTAGTATCCCTCCCCGTCTAGACCCTCGAGCATGATAACCCCCCTCCACCATTGATGCACGGTATCAGCGCACCAGGACTCTCTGTACTTGGGGTGAGAAAAACACCCAACACTAAGTCCAAAGATCTTTTGTCCGTCTGGTCTGGACTGTTCTGAGTGGTTGTACAGGTGTGAGTGACCTTGGACCGCTGAGCAATGAAGCTTGGAAACAAGCTGGTGCCCTATGTGTATTGAGCTGATTGGCCTACCGGCTACCCCGCTAGTGAAGTAATGGCTAAATGAGATGCGCTGTATAGTTAGCACGCTTTTGAAAGGAGTTACTCTCCAGCCGAATTCCTTATACTTTAGATCGTCTATGCTTATAGACCCGTACAGCTCTGGACTAGCATTGGATGCTCTATCTATACGGTCCTCATGGTTACCAAGGGTCATGTATAGCTTGGGTTTGTACCCACGCACCTTCCTGATGGGCTTAAACAGCCTCTCCTGGGCATCTATTACAGAATCTATGTCCTTGTAGTACCTGCGCCCCTCAAAGCCCCTGGTGCCCCTGTCATACGACGAGAGACTACTCATGTCTGCCATGTCTCCAATGCAAACTATGTGGTGTGGTTTCTCTTTAGCGATAAACTTTCCCAGTGTTTCAAACCTGTCGTTATCGTAATCTGGATTAGCGTGAGGGTCACCAATAATAAGTAAATTCATTGTATAGTATCGCTCCCTGGAAATTTTATAATACTCAGCGCCGGGCTATCGACAGCTTCATCAATAGACTCATCTAAGAAGTCGGCAAAAGTCTCCCACAATGCTTGTTCTCTGACACATTCAGACTCGCTAGCTGTCTCTTCTATGATGGCTGAGAGAACCTCCCTGTCAACCAACTCGTTCTCAATTACCATCCGCATTAGCGAAACAGCAGCAGATATGTGGAACACCATCATCCCGGCTATGCCCGGTTCTTCATCACGCATTTCATTTACTCCCTTTATTTTCCAGGTCCTTCAACCTTCGGTAACCCACTAGAAACCCCAGGAACGCACGGAAGTTCTCTTCTATTTCAGATGAGGCTTGCGCCTCGAAATTCCCCGTCTTTTTATCAAACCTCAGGATGTAAGCCTTCTCCACCTCCTCTCCATAAATAAGTTGTACACACTTTGCGTAAGCGGCACACTGCAAGTGGTATGGGGTGTAGATAGCAGCAGATGTCTTGAAGTCAATGACAGAGAAGTCGCCGTTCACTCTAGCAACAGCATCTACCGTCCCGGCATACCACCGCTCTGGGTGAAACACCTTCTCTTCTGCAGAAACCCATTCGATATCGTTTGTCTTTACCCACTCTCTGAACGCACCTATAGAAGACTTGGCTTCCTTGCTGTCGGGCATAGAGGGAGCCTCTCCGCGACCAAGCTTCCATAGGATGGCTTTCTCAGCCCACTCGTGGACCTGTTGCCCTATAACTAAAGCGTCGCCAGATCTCTTCTTGTATGCACCACGTATCCCCTTCGCCATGTCATCAACACTAATCTCTCCCGTGGTAAATGGCTTTGCGTTAGCTTGGAAATATTTTGCACCCTCTCCAGCCGCCCAAGGTATCAGTGCCGGCTTAGCAATTGAATCAAGGACGGTGGTGACAGAGGGCGCGTACTTTCCATCTACAGTATAGTAGTGCTTCTTTGGATCAAAATTTAGAATTACCTCACTTCCGTCATGGTATTCTATTTTATGTTCTGTAGCCATCAGAACGGCACGTCATCTTCCATGGTGGAAGCCGCTTGAACCTGTTCCCTGGGCTCTTCAAACTTCAAACTAAGATACACCTTGCCGCTCTTGCTTGTGTTCTTCCACATAGCTACGCGCCACTCCTTGCCGCCAACAAGACCCTTGCCGCTATAGTGCGGATGTTTTTCGCTTGCCCTCTCCTCGTTCTTAAACAGTGATACCGCGTTGTCCTTCTGATCGTATGCCATGTTTCTACCTCTTGATTGTTGGTTTAGACTATTCTCATGCGCCGCTTGCGCTACAATACTGTCATACTCCTGTGTCCACTGCTCTTCTGTTCCGAAAGCTTCACTTCCACTCATGAATACGCCTTGCCCTCCGCTCTTGCGTTTGCTTGCATTGTTCTCCATACCTCAATCTTTGCCTCCGCTGCTGCGGTCAAGAACCTCAACCGCTCGTCCTCATAAACCGCTGTAGATAAAGCGTCCAAAAGCTTCAAGTAATCTGGATGCTGTAATGCCCACTGCTCCTTTGCCGCTACGGTGTCTTCTGAGGATTGTGTGAAAAGAATAGCTTTCTTGCTCTTCCTGAACTGGTCCAGGTAGATCCTTTCTGCTCGAGCTTTCGCAATCTTTTCAGCGTTATCCCTCAAGAAGTCTAGCGCGCTTTCAACTGTTTGCTCATCAATCACAAAACAACTCCTTCATCTGGAGGAAATTTAGCCTTGATCCCGTCTAATTTCAACACACCAGCCCTGGTAGCTCTGTCAAGTGTATCAAAGATGAAGGTAAATTGCCAGTCCAGAATGTCCGCATCTCCGTTGTGAGCATCAGCGTGGCACCTATGGCACAAAGGCATAACGAATATATCCGACGCTTTGTATCCCATACCACCGCAGAACGGGGCGTTTCTGCTTGCTAAGTGATGAGCTACTACAGTGTCGTCCAGCATAGCACACGCAGCACAAGGCAGCTTGCTGACCCATCTCAAATACTGCTTACATTCCCACCTTTTCTTTTTCTCTAAACTCATATCTCGCAAGCTCCAGCAGTACAAGCCAGCTCCTGGCTTCCTGTGGTGTTGTCGCTTTCTTCGACAACAGCATCCCAGTCTATGGCAAGGTTAGATTTCTTTAACATTTCAGTATATTCTTCTGAGTTTATTTCTTCGTATGGAGCCGCTTCGTATATATGGGCGTCATCCGCTTTTGGCAAAAAACTAACCCCGCTCAGTATGTCAAAGTTTTCCCAGCACCATGCCCCTACAGCCAGCCACTCGTCCTCTTCGATGTAGATTGTAACGCTTGGTTTGTGTTCACACCAGTGAACTGAAAACTTCTTCCAAACTTCCAGATGCTCTAGCGCGCTAACCTTATCCTTTGTGATGGATTTTGCGGGAGCCATCATGGGGAACTCAAACACCAAAGCGTCCTTGTTGTACGGATCTGGTATGAATGGTTGTCCTGCGCTGATTAAGGCTGCATTTAGCGGGTCTTTGATGTCCTGCCTTACTCTTCGTATGTAGTGCTTGGAATAAGATGGGTGAAGCCCAGACCCCGCAACTCCAACTAACTGGCTAACGGTTCCAGAAGGCTTAATACAGGTCGTAGCTACAGACTGCTCCACCTTTAACTTCTTAGCCCACAGCTTGTTAGTCTCTACAGCGTGTAGTTTTAGGTCTTCCAACTCAGCAGGGGTGGCGTTCAATATAGCAGGGCAGTCAAAGACTCCCGTAAAGCTAACACCAAGCAACCGCTCCTCCTCTGCGTTGCGCTTCCAGACGGGGCGAACATACCTGAAATCTGTAAGGGTGGATTGGTAGGTTCCCAGGATTGTAGCTAATCTAACCTTGCGTAGGACCTTGTCTATAGTGTCCGAGGGCCTGAGTACAACCTCAGAGAGGTTGCATAAGCCACAGCTCCTGAGAACTACTTCACTGCAGGGGTTACACCCAAACTCATGGTTGGTGTCTCTCCGTTCTGGAGCAAGGTCTTTAGCTGCTTGGCGGTTGAAAATGCCCCTCTCCCCGCTCTTTGATTCATATAGAGCTACCCACTCCCTCATAAATATCCCAATATCTGGTTTCTCTGTGTAGCATACGGAATTGTTTGCCAGAGCTCGTTGTGGGTTCTCTATGAACCACTGTCCCATCTTAGCCCTTTGCATACGCTCATCTGTAAGGTTGCTCAAGCTTAGCTCCGCTGCTCGACGAACCCCACCAACTACTACAGCCTCTCCATTAAAGCAGAGAAGGTCGTGGCACTCTATGCTGGTGAGCTTTCGTCCAGAAGCATTTTGGAATATACGAATATACTGGTTAAACAACCTCTTCAGTGGGTCTGGCCCAGAGGCTCTGCCGCCAAATGTTTTGAGTCTAGCTCCAGACGGTCTGATCCTCGAGAAATCTATTTTGGGGGTCAACCCTTGATACAACAGACTAATCAACTCCCGTAGGGCGCTTGCCCAGCCAATCTTGCTGTCTCGCACTACGATGGTGGTGTCTGTGTGATGAAATGAATCCGCCACATCAGGAAGCTTACTGATGAACTGTCTTTCAACGCTAAACCCCACACCAGTGCCGCAAAGGAGAACATACAGGTTCTCGTCAAAAGCTCTTACATGGTCTACAGCGATGAACGAGCAGTTATAACCAGCCATGTGATCTCTTTCCAAAGCTGGCCCTGCGGTCATCAGAGCCCTCATGCTTGGCATGATTTCCATATCTAATATAGCTTGTTTTACTTCATTGGGTAATGGCTTTTCCCAGAAATTACAATACCTGTCTACAGTTTCTTCCCATGTCTCGCGCCTTCCCTCTGAATCAAGGTAACGAGCGTACCGGCTCTTATGAATAAATTTCTGATATTGGTCCACTACTTGTTTCTCCCCTCTAATATTTTCATCAAGTCATCAAGAATGATGATTGCGAAAGCATTGCTATTCCCCTTCTCTCCAGCAACAACCGTGGGTATCAGGTCTGTTCCCTTGCACCCGGCTACAGCTTGGTTCCAGGCGTCGTTAAAAAGCCACTTAGGAAGCTTGGTTCTAAACTTACACTCAATTCCTAGCAGATCATGTTTCACATCCAAAGGTGTTCTCCTGTCCGATACTGGTATCCTCTCTCCACCGCATATAGCTGCTACCCTCCGCTCAAACCTCTTCCATGGCTTATCCATCTGCGGCGACAGACTCTAGTGCAATCTTTTGTGGGAGAGATCCCTCTGTAAAGGCGTTCAACGATGGCAAGTCAAGAAACAAATCCATTTCACACTCCGCCATATCCCAGTGTCTAGCTTTAGAGATGGAGAGCAGCGCACTAGGCTCTCCTGGATCTTTAGAATAATACCTCTGTAATAACAACACGTTATCTACAACGTCAGCTAGTTCCCCCGCCCCCCTAATTGAGAATCTATCTATTTTATCCTTTATAGACATAGACTTACGTGCATGAGCGACTAAAATGATGTGGCACTCCAAATCCCGCACCGTTTCAGCTATTTTGAGGACGATTCTTTTCTGCGCCGTGTAGTCATCATTGGCAATGCCAGCGATTGTCATCAGACTATCCACCAGGATCATTCGAGTGTTGAATTTATCAATGGAGTACCGGATCACTGCCATCAAAGTATTTAAATCTACAGAGCCCATCTTGTCGAAGAAATACAGTTTATCAGAAGACCAGGAGCTAAAGTCCAGGGCAAATTCCAAGGTTGGAGTGCTGTCTAAAGAGGCTTGCCTATAAAGTCTAACCAATTGGCTCCTTGGGGCCATCTCTAAACTAACAGATAAACATTTTACATTCTGGGTGAGGCTTGCCAAAAGTAGCTGTCCTGCCAAAAGGCTTTTCCCGGATGAGTTGATGCCAGCCAAGATCGTGCATTCACCTTCACGCAATCTAAAGCGATCTCCGAGATCTCCAAACGGCAACATAACTCCTTGGATTTGTTCGGGGGCTAAATAGTGCTCTAGAACCTCTTGGGTGAAATAACTAGCAGGACGAACACTCTGCTCCTCTTCAATCTGCAGATAAGGAGCAATCTCTTCTTCGGTTAATGAATTCATTTCAAGCCCAACTGGACTATATCAGTGTTTAATGATATTCTTTGGCTCTTGTTCTCCTCTGCATAGACCAATTGATTCACATGCCCAAGGAGCTCTTCACGAGCTTCCAGTAGATGTTTAGAGAATTCGGCTAAAGTGGCGGCGCAATCATAGAACCCGTCAGGGTCCCTGGAAGAGGAGAGCAGCAGATCCGCCACGCCAGTGCAATCTATAGATACATTATTTATATCCTGCTCGGCAGCAGAGCCAAGAGCAGAAATTAAATCGGTCATAGTTATAATCCTCAGTCGTTTGCCTTGATGCAAGGCGGGAATAGCGAGCTCGGGACCTAGAGCCTTGATAGCGTCAGAGCGAGACTTATACCAGACGCAAGTTTGAGTGTCGTAAACAGAGCCAGAGCCAACTTTCATAAGATCCTCCAAAGTATAGATAGATGATATACCCTATCCTTCTCCATTACTGAGAACACCTTCTCCATTACTAGGGGGACCGTTTCATAAGCAGGTATAACTCGCGCTCTACAAGGGGACACAACTTCCTCTCTATAGTACAACTTAATGGTCCTCCTACATAAGGGTCTACAACTGCTCTCCTATAAGCGGCTACAACTCTCTCTCTATGAGTCATTATTCAGATTCCTCTATATGACGTACTATTCAGGAATGATGAAAACATAGACCCTTTCTCCTATTCTGACGATGTATTCTGTTACGTCGCCAGCCACATTGGTTGAGCAGTATTCGGCGGAAGCGCAAGCGTCCAGTAAATACGCATCAATCATTTCAAGTGTTATGTCACAATCCATTCTATTTTTTCCCTGGTTTGTGTGATGGTACGTTTCTCCAAAACTCATCGTTTTCGTTGGTGAGTCCATGCTTCCCCGGATTATAAACCCAGTAGTCGCTGTCTTGCAAATCTCTTGTAAATTTAGGGGAGTAACCACGTGGGTGCCACCATGCGCTCCTACCGCTGTGCTTCATTTTTGACACAGGCACCGCTGTCCCGAGCATACTGTTGCCCCACTTCACGTGGGCAAACCCTAGATGACCTCCCGAGTACGCCACAGCCGATTCGACATCGTCTGCTTGACCACGGAGTGGTATTTCTCTAAGCCCCCCGGAATACGACGCCACTTCTGGCCCACGGTATCCCTGGACATTCATGTAAGATTTCCAGGCTGATTCCAGTGTTGTCTCACGGAGCTCTACCAGGACCTCCCACCGCTCACTAGGCGAGGCGGTGGTTCTTATATGCCCAATATGCTCGAGCATCCTATTCAAGATAGTGTCGAGGGGAGCCGCTCCAGATCTGTGCGACTTGGTACGGGCTTCCTTTTCGAGGTTCCGTATACGCCTAATAGCGTCTTTAATCACCTCTGAAGGCTTGAGAGGACTACGTTGCATCTTCGCTGTAGTAATACTCGCCAGTGATGCCTTTGTCAAAGTCCCACTTGGGGCCAACATACTTCATATTTGATACGCTCCTGTGGTGCATAGCGTTACTCACGGCGTCACGGAGCTTGCATACCTCGCTATAGAATACGTTGCCGTCCATCTCAAAGAAATGGTCAACAAAATTGTCCGCCGCAAAAAGCGCTAGGTAAGCAGACGAGGATGCTTTTTTAACATCTTGCTCTAATTGGGAACTATTTTTTACTTTCGCCATTATCGCTCTCCTGTGGTGGGGAGTGTAGCCCGTCACTAGGGCGTTTGCCAACCTTATCCATGAAGTAAGATTCTGCTACTCGAGCATTAGTGAACCGCTTAGCTCTAAGGAAATAAGGTACAGAAGTCTTGTCCAGCTCGTAAATGTCGAGGTAGCGTGATTCTGGACGCCATATAGCTTCAAAGCCGTCTTTTATCATAATTCGTGGTTTGCTCATAATTCTCACAGTGTAGTAAGTAAGGGGCCACAGATTAGCACAGCACAGTTGGAAATGCAAAAACGGCGGAAGTAAGCCATTCTAGACCCTTATTTCCTACATAGTGAGAGGGGCTGTTGCCTGACAGCTAAAATATCATCCTTGGCCCTGGATGGATCAGGTTGGAAAGGGGCTACTGCACGGCGCGCTATGACAGGGGGCGCGATTAACACGTGGGCAAAGTCAAACAGTATACCCATGGTAGCCCATGCCACGACAATATCGTACAGTACCAAGCAACAATCACAGACGGGCCATAGTTTGACTATGCCCTGTCAAAAGACGAGGTATGTCCAAATGCACAGCATCTAGGGAGATAAGAATGACGGACACGGGGTTTTATTGGGTCCTGGCTTTCTTTGTGTTTGCAATGGTTTTCTTTTAATGGACGAGCGGGAACACGTAAAGGCACGACGTGATCGCCGCCGCACGAGAAACCTTGTACAGAAGCACAGCCCGTATAAGCCTAAAAAACACGCGACAGTGAAAAAGTACAATCGCCGCTCCCTGGTGGTGTTTGACGATTAGTGTTACAATTCAGATCCTTTAACCCGGATCTAAATTATGGCCTACTCGCTAAGCTTACGCGGAAACAGAAAAACACGTATACCCACGGTAACTGCAGGCGCGGAAACCTGCAGCGTAGATTGTGATTTTTGTTATGCAAAACGACCGCCGTTAAAATGGCATTGGGACAAAGTAACAAGCGGCGAACGAGGTACGGATTGGCCTACCTTATGCACGGCAATTAAACGCCTACCTAAGGGGCAGCGGTGGCGCTATGCCCAGGCGGGAGACTTGCCCCATAACGGCCACGGGCAGATCGATGAATCTATGTTGCGCCTTCTGGTGAGCGCGAACAGAAATAAACACGGGTTTACCTATACCCACCATCCTAGAACACCGCACAATATCAGACTGGTAGAATGGGCAGGGGCACAGGGGTTCACGATTAATTGGTCCGCCGATAGTTACACGGAAGCCGATAATATAGCTTTGAGCAGTACCGCACCAATTGCCACCCTGCAGGCGACTGGATGCGATAAAATAGAATTTACCCCCGCCGGTCATAAGGTTGTATCTTGCCCGGCAGACTGGCATGGCCTGGGCGGTATTGTAGGGTGTGACACGTGCTCGATTTGTTACCAACACGGGCGGCTTTTTATGGTCGGCTTCCCCATAAGAGGGAGTGCCCGGCTGACCCGGTAACCGGCAGCGGTCCGCCTGGGGGCTCGAGATCTCCCAGATCGGTAGCTGACCGTCCTCTCTGTACGTTAAAATTTAAACGTACAAAAAAATCCCCGCCATGGCGGCGGGGTAATGAGGAGGAAGCCTGTTTATTACCGCCAGCAGGCAGGCGGTTAAATCATCAAAATTATTAATAAAAGAATGACTGCTATGATTAGAGTCTCGTTTTCATACTGATTCAAGCAACCCGCCAATAACGTGTAACGTCATTCATTGCATAGTCAGCCGCCTCGAGGCTCCTGGTCTGTTTCCATCTTAGGTCTGTTTGTTCGGTTGCGATCTTCATCGCCGACCGTTTCAAAACAGACCGCTGGCCTAACAGCATAGAATTGAGCCCCGGTGTATCGGACATGCCCAGGACCTTGGTCCCGTCTTTTTTGATTGTCGGGCGTTCGGGCTTCTCATGATCCAACCAATAAACGATGGCATTCAACGCGCCCCAGACCTTGCCCCGTCGGGCTGGTGAATCCTGCCCAGGGGCGACCGTGTAGATATTCGAGATCGTGACCAGATGTTTAAGAAGCCGTTTTCGTCCCGCTATCGCCGTCCGTTCGGCTGCGGTCCGGTCCCTGGTTTCTCTTACCTGGGCTCGATCTGCTAGCCGCGACAATTCCCGATAGTTTTTGGGTCCGCCGTGGTGGTAGCTGGGCAACTGATAAAGCGTGCCCCGGTTTTTCCATAAGACTTCCAGAAAATAGGCGCGCCGGTCGTCTTCGCTCATGCCAATGGCGAAGTGATCGAAGTCGTCGCGGTCCTCCAGGAAACCAGGATCGGCAATATCCGTATGGACGCTGCTAATCGTAGCCCGTGAACGATGCGACCAGGCGCTCGCCGTCTTGTCGTTAAACTTAGTCGGGAAGGCGTTGGCGCAACTGAGCATAACGGCTTCCAACCATAGGCGGGTCGATTGACCAATCCCGGTTGTGAAACAAACCCAGGGTTCCGCCTGTTCTTCACCATCGAACAGCCGCATTGTTGCGCCGTTCAATTTTGCAGCGGCGAAGATCTGACGCCCATAATTGATTGGCGATAGCTGTTTAAACTCCAGGGTTATCCCCTGGTTAGCCAGGGCGCTCACCTTGTACTCGAGCTCGGCGAAAAACTTAATCATATCGCGGGGTTGGTGGCCTTCGAACGTGTAGCTATTAGCAACGAACGTACCAGATCCCCGGATGATATCGTTGTTCCTGGTGCAAGCTTCAACGCGTTTCGCATGATGAATAGGGTTAGCATCTGCGCCCCGGTCCATTAAACGATCAGCCGCCCATATCTTACGCGTGCCCCATTCAAAGTTTAGCCCGTGTTTCTCGAGGAGATAGTCGCCCGTGGTAGGATCTAGAAAATCCCGGATAGGTGGCATATCCTGTTGTGGCGCGAACCAACATTCGCGCCGTGAGAACCAATTGGGCAACCTCATATTAAAGGATGTCGGTGTTCCGGTAATAGGTTCCATTACTTCGTTCCCCCATAGTTAAACCCGGCAGGTATGCCAGGACGTGAGTTATCATCTTTCCAGGACTGTGATCCTACGGCGATGCCGTCTTTATAGACGTGCTCGAGTACAGC